CGACTCTGTTACAGGTGTTGTTACGATTTCCTTTGATAATTATATCAATCAAGCAGCCGGTGCCACGTTCTATATCAAGAATGGCAAGACAGCTCTTGATGCGGCACTTACCGATGCAAATGCGGCAACACGCGCAGCGGCAGAAGCAGCGGCAGCGGCGGCGAGGACTTCCGCGGTGGCAGGCGCAACGGCGGCCACTTCTTTGAGCACCGTTGCCGCGTTATATGCGTCCTATAACACAGTCCTCGGATTCGCCACGGAATCTCGTGCCCAAGCCACAATCGCTGGAACGACGGTCGCTGGAAACTCGGCCACTGCCGCTGAGGCGGCGGCGGAATCTGTTCGTCTGCTCTTAGTTGCCGCCCAAGCCGCACAGGCCGCCCAATACACAGGCAATGGATTCGTTCCCTTGGATATTTCTGGCGGGGGCGGCAGCAGCAGCAGCAAAATGATGTTGTTCAATAAAACCCTTCTTCCTGCGGTAATAACACCTGGAAACCCCTTTGAGCTTGGGAATGCCACTATCGTACCTGATACTTCTCCCACTATCTACAGTGATTCAGCCACATATAACGCCGGCAATACGGTGTATTTTACCGATGACTGTGTGTATATGTGTATCGCCGGTCCCACTATACAGGCAAATGGAACTGTGGCCCCTTCTTCCATAACAAACAAGTCGCCGAGTACAAATCCTGAGCTATGGGTGAAGATAGCGGATTCAGGTGATGGTGTAACAGGGTATGAGAATATAGGGTTAAGTGGATCAGGTTTATTCCTCTATGTTGGGCAATATGGTGGAACACGGTATGTCAATGGCTTTGACACATGGACCCTGAGTTCTTTTGAGGTACCTTCCAATATAAAGATGGCAATTTTCAGTGAAGTGAATTACGGTGGTCTATACAGAATTCTTACACAAACAACGCCCAGTTTCCAGTCGCTTAATACAAGCGGATTGAACTGGAATGATAATGTTCGCAGTATTAAAATTATGTATGCCACGGAAAATATTGGAAAGCCTTATGAAGCTTATGTATATAACTCTGCAGTAGATTTAGCGATTACTGCAGAGTCAGTGTACACAGATGGAAATGGGAAACAACGTATTCGTTGGTTGGGTGGGGGGAGCTATAATGTGTATGATATTGTTTCTTATCTTGGAACAAGCTCACTTAGCACATATATTCTATTTGGAACCGGTGTAACAAATAATTCCACTGTATACCAAACCTTGAGTGGTGTGGCGAGCAATGGAACAACACCTTGCTATGAATTCGTGATTGAAGGAAGTATCTCCACCGATATTACGAAAACGTTTTATATTCGCAATGGTAAAACACAGTTTGATACATTGTATAGTTTAATGGAAACAATCATAGATTCAACAAATCCTCCCACACAGCCTTCTTCTCTGTCATCCAGCTCTATCACAAGCTCGGCATTCACTGTCGGCTGGAGCGGGGGTAATGGGGCCACTTCTTACACGTATACGCTGAATGGAGTGGCAGCAACACCTTCCGCTAATAACGGAGTTGCATCCAAGTCGGCAACATTTAGCGGATTAACTTCTGACACAACATATAGTGTTGTAGTAACTGCAGCGAAGGGTTCATTAACATCTAGCTCTTCATCTCTGAGTGTAAAAACCACTGTTCCAGGATCTATTGTGTGGCAAGGTGGGCAAAATGTAACATTAACAGGTACCACAACTATACAAAAAACAGGAGGCGTAAATGGAGCACAAGATGCCGGTCAAAACTCTTTCCCTCTTTTTACAGGAACAAAATTCTTACAATTTTCTGCAACATCTTTAATTGATGCGCAGATTGGAATTGGACAGTATGGAGTTCTTACAGAGAACTACGGATTCGATAATACTACTGCATTTGATATGGCAATTAGGTTGCTATCCACTGGAGAGATTGCTACTGTTAATGGAGAACAAGGTTATAGTGAAGGTGTTGGATTATACAATTCAAGCACTATGTTCGGTATAATGAAAGATTTCGTAACAAATGAAGTCGTATTTTTTGTAAATAATGTACAAGTAAAACGCTATTCATATTACAATATTTCAAATGGTAATATAGTAAATGTAAGTATTAAGACAAGTGGAGGAACAATCAATAATATTCAACTTCTGGATGAAAGGCCAACTTAATAATTAAACATCAATCCTCCACGCCCACCATAGACTCGTAACATGTTATATGTTTCCGCCCATACATAGATTGTATATGCTGGAACATCCGATTCTAGGACAGACCCACGGAATGGTTTGAATGTTAGAGAAAGCTCTATGCGAGTAATTTTATCCAAATTTGCTTGTCCCATGGGGTTGCTCATACCAAATTCCTCAGAGTTTGTGCCAAAGGGTAAATGATAATAATATTTATGATGCCAGGGTGTTTTTCGTTGTTCCACGGTGGGTAGAATTGACCGGAAAAATGCAGGAGAATCTGTGGCATATCGTATCATTTTACCTTCGTATAATAACTGGAGGCTTTGAATAGGCTCGGAATCTATGGAAGAATATGCGGGTATGAGCGGAGTAAATCTGTCGAGGGTCAGTCCTGCCGCGTCAGGCCACCATGGCGCAATCGGACCAACCCCACTCAAATCGGCGATATACAAGCCAGATAAATCTCGGGTAGCCAAGAAGGGCGCATTGAGTAAATCAGCGGCAGGATTGTGCGCGACCATATAGATATCTCGGCAAGGATTGGGTATGCGTAGAGAAATCTTGGTTTTCGCGAGACCTTTCGTATCATGTGTAAAAGGATAATGCTGGACTACTGGGTATGTCAAGTCGGCGAGGCGAATTCTGTTTGCCTCGGGGCCATCGAGATACACGTATTCAAACAACATATAGCAATCCTGTAATTGGAATGTATCGGGCATCTTGATTCCGGGAATTTCTCGGACTCTCACCGATTTCTCGGGATTTCCATTGAGGCCGAACACTTCTTTTCCTTCGGCCGTTGGCGGGTTATCTAGAACGTAAAAAGGACTACCCGCCATCGGAGGCATAGCAAGACTTCCTGTTACAGCGGCCACGGCGGCTCTCGCTGCATCCCCCTTGTTGAAAATCCGCGCACAGCCGGCGGTAGTATAGAAGGATTCTGTGGGCGACACTGCCGGGCTCCCTGGTTTTATAAGATAGGTGCGAGGGTCTTTGATGCGACTTGTTGTCGTATAAAGGGCATCCACCACGTTCAATGCCACGGAGGTTTGTACCAGGTCATTGCCCAGGGCGTCAATGGGCAAGGCCATAGAAGGGTCGGCGCGCGCAAACCAAAAAGGGAGAGGGGTGACGATTTGTTGCGTGCCTGAGAATCCATTGCTTTTCGGTGTGAATCCTTGGTCGTGGCGACCTAGCATACGATTCACCGTTGTCGTTTTTTCCAGGGGAGTATGGAACTCGTCCAGAACTTCCAGGAGTTTTCCGTCAAGGGTGTCTATGCGATTTCCCCCAATACTCAAGTCGGCGGAAACAACGAGTGCATGGCCAATGGAATTCGTCCAACCGAATGTGGGTCCGGCGAATTGGAGGCCGCGGTCGGTGGCGTATTTTCTCGCCGCCGCCTGTGCAGTGGAAATATCTGGCATGGTGGTGACAAGGAATGCACGAGTCACCAGATGTCCCCTGCGAGGCACCGTGATTCTGGCGGTGCTTCCAAATGCCGGCTGATTGTCGAAATCCACGCGATACCATTCCGTGGTAAATCGCCCTCCTTTTACATAGGCTCGTTGGAATGCGTCGGTACTCGGCTGTCCTTTCGGGGCGAGGAGGCGCTCATCTTGCATGCCCGAATTCAAGAGCCTTAATAGACCCGCCGAGGCCATTCTGATGTTGTCCCTTTACAAAATCTTTAGAGCAGAATAGAAGGAATGGGGTTGAGCTCAAGCAAAGCGGGAAGCAATTTCATAGGCATAACCTATCTACACCTTTTAGCTGGTCTAGGCGTTACGGCGGTAAGCTCCAATTACCCTGTGAGCGACACGATGACTGCGCAAATCGTGGAAATTGTGTTGGTCTTTGTGCTTTTATTTGCCATGTCGTATGTACAACCGGGACCTCTGAAATATGTGTTGTTCGCACTTTTCGCGGTGACTCTGGGCCAAGTCCTGGCGAACTTTGTTGCGAGACTCAAATCAGAAAATGTGTTAAAGGATGTATTGGTGACTGTGGCAGGTATTTTCGGCGCGATGACTGTCCTCGGGTTTTATGATAAGCAGAATATTCTCGGATTCGGCTCTTATCTGTTGGCAGCATTGATTGGCCTGATTGTTGCTAGGCTCTTATTGATAGCGGGTGCCTTTGGCGGCGTGAAGATGGAAACTATATATTCTTTGAGCGAGGCTCTATCTTGGTTTGGAGCTGGACTTTTCTCTATCTTCGTTGCGTATGATACGCAGAGGATAAAGGAGATTGCCGAACGGCTCAAGAATCGTACTCCGGATTATGTGGATGCCTCTCTAGGACTTTTCTTGGATGCAATCAATCTGTTCACAAATGTAGGAGATATTATGGATAATTAGAACGGACCGATGGCGACTTATTATAAGATGAAGAGTTACCATGTTTTTCTCATGTTTTTGAAAGTGGTGATGGTTGTTCAACTGGTACTTATATTATTAAAGCTACAAAAGGAAGATTCCGTAGTATACCTACTATCGGAAGTTGCCTTCAAAGTGTTCCTTGGACTTTTCTTGATGGTGTATTTTTTAATTGCCGGCTCATCTGACTTTGATTTCTGGGATGAAGTGTTTATCTCCTTTGGAGGAGGCTTATTGATGTTTGATGCGGTGTATAATGTTCTACCGAAGGTTTTCTTACGGTATGGAATACATTTTAATCCGTATACATTTTATTTGTCATACCATCCTGAAAACGGAGCCACTGAATCGCAAGAACAAACACTTTGACCTCCCAGTCTTGTTCTAAGGCTCCGCCAGGCGGGACAATATTTAGCCCAAGCCGAATAGATTGTAGGCGAGAAGCATTCGCCGTGCCTGCCGGCTGATGACGTCCAGGGGTGCTAGAGAAGGAATACCCATATATGAAGTTTTCATATGCGGCAATTCCTCCCTTATGCCTTAACGCAATATGCTGGCGAAACCATTGCTCTTCTGCACGGACGATATCCACACCATTACATTGAATAGTGGCAGATTGTAACAGGGGTTTCGTCGGATTATAGGTCGCATCATATTCATAACTTGTCACTGCCGAATAATTCGTCCATTCATTATTGTTCTCCACCGACTTACGACGGACAAACCAGATAATCTCTTCCACAGGGTGATTCAATTCAAGGGGCAACAACACTTGGATGGTGTCGGCGGTTGTTTTATTGACGGCGTATTTGAGAGGCTCGGCGAAATGGAAGGTTGTCACATTGCGCGTGAGGATTTCAAACGGGTTGCGCAGAATCTTATTGCGGATAGAGCCGTCCGTATGAGCGGAATACGTAATGAGCTGGATATTCTTAAATTGGGGGATGTTATCATAGGCCTTTATCTGCACTTCCGTTGGCAGAGGGTGTGACGGGGTCTTAATAGTATCGCTGACAAGGAATGTTCTGCCGAGTGGAGTATCGTCACAGTTTACACGACGCCCTGTTATGATTCGGACGCATTCCTTGAAGGGTCGTAACTGCACATGAATGCGTATAGAGCCTTCTTTACATGCGAGGACAGGAAATGCTTCCTGGAGCTTCACACGAGAAAAGAAAAAGGGGAGCGGGATAAAAAGGCTGCGGCTTGTGGTGGGAAAGGGTTTCGCCAGGGGACTGTGTAAAAGGGATGATAGTGGCTGTCTGCCAAGGCCATCGGTCGCTAGGCCGAATTGGGAATTCAGGTCTTGGAATAATAGGCTGGACACGTTCAAGAAATCTCCATCGACGATTTCAATGGTCTGGTCACCGACTTCCAGCTCAGCACGCTCCAAGATAACCGTGCCGAGAGAATTCGCATAAAACCATTGTTGCCCTTGAGGTCCTGTAGACATAGTTGTGATAATAATAGTTGCAGGGTGTGTATTATTGACCGTGTAAAATCCGACTCCACCAGGAGTTCCTGATACGAATCCTGTGATTATAGTGCCAGGTAGAACACCTTCTCCTACAACGGGTGAGCCGATGGATACTGTTCCAGATATCAGTGTGAGCACTTTCAGATTGGTTAAGCCAAGCGATCCAATAAAAGAGCCAGTGGCTGCATACCGCCCAGATTCCATGCGCAGGAGGTCGGTATCATTGTACCAATGGCTGAGGTCTATTTGGAGGACTGTGTTAAAGAGGATATCCCCTGCACTTGTGGATTTCAAGTCAAAGGTGAATCGTTGGCCGAAGCCCGTGGGGCCACGAAAGGGGTATTGTTGCACACAGGTGGAAAACGGCCTTAGACGACGGGACTGCTCAGGAAGCCACCATGTTTTATCCGATGATAGCGGCGTGAATTCGTTGTCCTGGTAATCCCTCGGAGTAAGGTCAAGCAGGGTCACGATATCGCCGCTCGGCCGAGTGAATCCCTGTGACTGGGCAGGAGCAAGTGGCAGATTTTCTACGCTCATCTCTTTATTAATTCATGGATAGAAGTTCTGCGCGGCCTTTTCCATCCGTGCGTAACTCAGCCCAGCCTTCTGTAATGACGAACAGCTCTGTTGACCTCGCAGAGGAGGTGCCGGGCGAGGCGAGGTCAATGAAGAACGTGGGTTTATCGGCACTGGAGAAATTCACAGCTCCGCCCACTTGGGACCCGATGTCCTGAAATCTGGAGGGGGCGATTGCACCGAACGACCAGTTCATCGTATTGATTTCCAGGCCTGTATCAGTATCCTCTTTGGCGTAATTCGTGACGTCTCTCCATATCAGCGGGCTGCGTGGGAATTCGCGAGTTTGACCGGCCATGAGAAACGATAGGCTGTTATAATAGGGTTTTCCGTCGTCCGTCTTTATTTTATACAGACGATTCGCCATGGTATCGGCGGCGTTTCGGAAATACCAGGTAAGCCTACTAACAGGGTGCCGTCCATCCAGGCGGCGAGAAATAGTCGCTACTCCTCCAGCAATGACATTGGCATAATCCAGGCTGCTCTGGGTGAATTTGTTTTCGTATATTCTGGAGAAACGGGTTTTTACAGGTCGTGTTTCCATGGCCTGCTGTACATCCTTGTCCACATAGATTTGCATGGTTTCTAGAGAAATCTTGGGTTGGAGAATATTTTCGCGCGCGATAGTTTGAAACGGCACTGCAGGAGTGGTGGGCGATGTTTGTTGGTATAGTGTTCTGCCCCACGGAATGGCCTTGGCGGTTGCTGCAGGATTCGACGATTCCACGAGGTCTTCTAGTTTCCGCAGCTTGCAGCGCAGTCTGAAAGTATGCCTAGTCATCGCCCTCTGAGGAAATCCAACATCGGATGCGCCTTGTTGGCAACCGATGAGGGGCAGCTCTAGACGCATGGTGGGTGGGGCGGCATTCCTGCCGATTTCTAGGGATGTGCCGCCGTGGCTGCCCGTCTGCGCTGTAGTTATGAATCCTTGGCCATATGTGCCGACGTTTTTGGACAAGGCCCATAGAGTATCCCCGCTGAATTCTTGTAGTAATATGCTATCCTGATAAAATCCGATTTTTTCAAAAAGGAAATAGGCGATTCCCTGGATATATCCGTAAGAAATGCCTCTTGCGTCATGTATAACCGAATTCCTCACAAGTTTCGCCTGTGCCTCAGGAAGCCATGTGGGAAGTTCTATGACCAGGGTAGGTGATCTCATCAAATCGCCCACCAAATCAAACTCAAACTCCACGGTGCGTCCGAATTCCACGGCGGTCGTGGGGAGAATGCGGCGCATTTCTTCCAGGCGCGCAGTCTGTGCGTCATACGTATTGTCAAACGCAAACCGACTATCATGCTGGTCTTGGAAAAAGTATACATCTTTCTTGCCTCGGGAGACGAGCTCGTATAACGAGCCTTCTGCTGAAGCACTCATCTGATGATTCGCTTCATAATTTAAATGTGAGAAGAGGCCGCGTTTGCTGCAGCTGCTGCTGCAGCATTAGCAGCAAAGGCTGCTTCTTTGCCCATGCCAGGAGCAACAAAGTCAAGTATAATACGGGAAATTCCCATCATGATTATGGATGAATAGGATACCTGTGTAGAGCTGATTACCTGAACACCCAGCTGGCACACAGGACTTCCAGAGGTCACCATTCCTTGTAAAAATCCCCATACTCCATCAGGGACACACGCTGCGTTATACAGCTTTGTCATCCCATAATGGGTCGAGTAAGAAATAAGAGCAGAGCCAATTGCTTTACCGATTGCGGATGTTGCCATGGACGATAAAGTCGCGAGGATAGGCATCTATTATTTATGGACGGCCGCCGTTAAGGCCTTTGCCCCCCTATAATTGCTTCCAAACAGAAGCCCCAAATACACCCAAGAAAGAAGATGCAGTTAATCCCTCTAACACAGGTATTTCGCCCTTCTGATACTTATATACAGTCGCCGCCGCCGCCACGAGGAACAAGAAACTCCCTAGTGCAATATCAGCGAATCCTACGAGAATATCTACGTGATTTATCAAAACAATCACTGAAATTAATAGGGTTGTAAGCGCCACTGGAACAACAGGGGCTTTATTCTCATTGAGAGCCGTGAAATATTCGGATTTATATTTGTCGCCCAAACTATACATATATCGGGTGGTCGCCAAGAATGTAACGAACATTGTGACAATCATGAAAAATACGGCAATTACGTTGAAATAATTCTTCACATTGTATCCTGTCACATTATTCAACATTTGACCTATGACATGCTCTAAAGGTTTTACCTTCTGTAAATCCGTAAATGTAATGACGGCAAATGTAAGACCTAGAACAAACAAGATGGCGATACTATTGCTCACGTAAAACGAACGGGGAATATCTTCGGCGTCCTTCGTTTCTTCCGAGAATTTCATGAGGACGTCAAACCCCGCCAAGATATAGAAGAAATATAGGAAGCTCTGTGTCAAAGATGTGTTTGGTAAGGTGGGGAGTGGTTTTATGTTTTGTGTTGCAACTGCAGCTCCTGCAAAGCCTAGCAAGGTAATTGCCGAAAGAATGAGCACTAGGGCAGAAGAGCAGAAATTTACGAATACTTTATTATGTGCGATTCCTTGCAGCGAGAAAATGCCCATAAAGGTTATGAGACTTATGGCGAATACGCTTTGGGTTACCCAAGGAGCGTCAGGGACAATCATGCGGACGCATAAGACGAGAATTGTCGCAATAGAAAAGAAGTTGAATAAAAGAATAGACGCCATTGTGGCATAGGACGCATTCGGCCCGAAGATTTTTTCCAAGAAATCTGACTCGGACGTGTTTTTCTTGAATTCTCGGAACGCCTCTTCGTATGTTTTGGAGCTGCCCAAGAAAAGTGCAGCGGCTCCTCCTAACGCAAGAGGCCATTGTGGGCCTCCTTGAGTAATAGCACGACCAATCAAATTGAATCCGCCTGAGCCAAAGATAGATATCACACCAAATAAAACCAAATCTTTCAAAGTTAGGGTTTTATTTAAATTGTCGCCCGTATGGTCCGTATTGCCATCGTCGCCCATCTATTCATCGGCGAGTTGTTCTTTCAGCTGATCCGTTGCTTTCAACAAAAAGGTGGGAGGCTTTCCTGATACTTGCGGAAGAGTGAGATGTCCTATGCGACCGTAACGCGCGAAATCAATGGTTTCTGTTTTGGGGACTCCATCGGAAATCCAGGTGTCCAGCACCTGTTTCGTCGCCTTGTAGCCGAGGTCTTCGGAATGTATGCCGACTTCCATGAGCCTTTTTAGCAAGGTAACAGATTCTTTGACTCGCTCTGCCTTTGTTTTTTGTGCATCAGGCATTCTTTCTAAAAGATGTTATTACTGTTTAGGGAGGCGCTGTGCGCAGAAATTCATCGTCGACAGATAGGGAATTCCCGCGGCATCATAATATAGATATCTCATACCAGCATCAAAATTAATCTTATTATCCTCTGACACAAATGTGATAGTACTCAACAAGGTAATATTATTCGTAGTAGTAGGTATAAACGCAGGATTGGCCTTTTTAGATGTTTCCACTGCTGCTGCAGAGACAGTAGCCTGTAAGTTTCTGCGAATCAATTCACTTGCGTCCATTGTATAACTACAAAGACGGAAGAATATAAATACAGAAGGCACAAGGCATAATGAGTCGTAAGAGTTTATAGAGGCGATAGTGTTGTTGTTGCTGTGGACGCAGTAATCGTAACCTTATTCGGTGATGACAGCCGTACTCTTGAGGGTGTAATGGCAAAAATACTGACATCCACGGAATTCGTGACTCCTTGTAGTGATGTAAAATCCATGCTGGTATTATTTAGTAAAGTAAAACCGACCATTCCAGAAAGGCTAAATATATTCGCTCCAAACGTTACAGCATCTGCTCCGCCTGACCAATTTACTCTGAAGGAAGTTACTGCACTGCCAACCTTTACTATGTTTGTGCCAGATACTATTGTAGGGATTTGGCCGTGGGTAAAAGTGGTAGTGCTTGTTCCATACATATTACCAGCAATAATTGTTATTTTATCTGTAGGCACCAGACTTGCCGACGTTTGGAAAGTGACAGATGGTGATTGAGTTAATGAGTTATTTACACTAGGAATTATCGCCGCATCATTGAGCATAAAATTATACCATTCAGCACCAGGTAGAGACATCCAAGATAAGATAAAAGAAGTTGCTGTAAAAGATTTGACAGTTATTAAATCTGGAGTTCCTGGTAATAGATTTATCACAATGCTGGAAGTTGTAGTTCCACTGGCATTCGTCGCTTCTATTTTTATTATATCATCATTTCCAAACTGGGGGCTCTGCTCTGCAAACACTACATATTGAGATAAAAGCGAGTTATCTGTATCAGGTGTGAGAGTGAATTCTGTACCTGGCCCACCAATCTGGCGTGTAAACGTATAACTTGTTGCACCATTTGCTTCCTCCCAGCTTAATGTATAAGCACCACCATTTTTCACAAATGAGAGATTCATAGGAGGGGCCGGTTTCATATTCAAACTTACAGGGGAAGAGTATGTTGAGCCAGAATTATTCGACGCTATGATAACCACCTGATCACCATTGTATGAAAGGGGAGATAAATTGGTAAATGTAACAGATTGTGTAGAAAGAGAATTGTCCATGGAAGGTGTAATAGGATATCCATTTCTAGTAAATGTATATGTGAGTGTTCCAGCGCCACCCAACCAAGAGAGGTTAAATGCGGACGAGCTTATAGATGTGGCTGATAGACTGATTGGCTTTGTCGGCTGTATGGAAAGTGTAATAGGAGAAGAAGATATTGCTACGCTGGCGGCACTTGTTCCAGTAATGACAATTTGGTCGCCATCTTGTAGGGATAACCCAGAAAATGTGGCAAAATGTAAGCTAGACGTTGTGGCGATTAATGTGGCATTCGTAGCTCCTGTCCTTATACGAGTAAATGAATAGCTAGATGCGCCTAAACCCCCAGACCAGATAATATAAAATCCTGTGGGGGTCATATTGGATATCAATATATCGGTGATATTTGTAGGAGGTAATGTGTTAAAGATGATAGGAAGAGAAGACGAAAAACCGCCTGTATTTATTGCAGCCACTACTATATTTTCTCCAAATCTTAGGTCAGGCGATAGGTTTGTAAAAGTGGCATGTGGGAGAGGCGTTAGAGAATTATCTATGGAAGGAGATATGGATACTCCATTACGAGTAAATGAATATGAGGTTGCTCCAACACCTCCAGTCCATTGTAGAGTAAACCCTGATACACTGTTCAACGTCGACGATGTTATTTGAGGTTTTGTAGGAGGGAGGAGTAGGGCGACTGGTACAGAAGGCGTGGACCCTGCAGAGTTCAACGCTGTTATAATAATTGTATCTCCAGACGCAAATGTGCCCGATAATGTGACGGAAGTATTGGTTTGGTCAAACACAGATGTTAGTTGAGTTCCATTTTGAGAATATGTGAAACCAGTTGCTCCAATTACTCCTGACCATGATAACTTCACACCAAGATTTGTGAGATTTGAGACAGCAATATCTGTTGCCGCGGTGGGTGGCAAAGGTAGTAAGAATACATCGGATGATGTTGACCCTCCAACATTCGTTGCTGTAACAATAATCTGTTCTTGAGGGATTAGATTAGGAGATAAATTCGTAAATGTGGCAGATTTGGGGTTCGATGCCAATGATATAGAAGAAGGTGTAATAGGGAGTCCATTTCTGCTAAATGTGTAAGACATGGCATTTGTTCCTCCAGTCCATGTTATACCAAATCCATTCACGGAAGAACTTAGTAGCGAAGCAGAAAGTACCGGTTTTGTAGGTGGCATTGTGAGATTTACAGTGGAAGAAATTTGACCTGATGCATTCATCGCCATGAGTACAATTTGGTCTCCAGAGAGGAAGGTATCTGTGTTAAAGGAGAATACAACAGATTTTGAAACGAGGGAATTATCTGTGAGAGGGACTAGTGCGAAATCTGATGTGGATGTCCTTTTGCGCGTGTATGTATAAGATGTCGCTCCAAACCCTCCCTCCCAATTCATACGGAATCCAGTAGATGTTAGATTTGTTATGTGAATATCCGTGGGAGAAGAAGGGGCCTGATTTGGGAATGTGGGGTCTGAATACGTAGAGCCAACTGTATTGGATGCAATG